TCTATAATCGTCTATATCTCCAATAAATCCTCCTATACTATCTGGTTCAATATGGTAGTTACTCTTTTTGATATCCTTACGGATGTCTGTGCCCCCTTCTGCCATGACAAATGCTTCGTATAATAATTTTATTTGTTTGCTCATGGTAGAAACACACAATATGTCTTTCTCTCGTATCACATAAAAATCTTCATCAGATAGTTGCTGCCATTTTATAAATCCCATACCCCTCGCGATCTTAGTTTCACTTATAGGATTAGTAATAATCTCAACACATAAAGGATCTTGTAAAAACACAATAGATTCATTATGATCTTTGGTTAGAACTGCTTTTGCAAGCACCTCTTCTCCATTGACCAACTTAAAGATCCCAAAAAATTCTTCTTCGTGTTTAATAAAGTTAAGCATCCTGTTTGAGTTTTAGATCTATAATTTCATAATCAAATTTTTCTTCATTGTATACCTTTACTCTTTCCATCAGGTGATTTAACGTGTAGTTATTCCCCCTGTCCGTTGAGATATCATCAGCAATATCATATAAAGTTGCTTTTGTTTTATTGTTACCCTTTCTTAGGACTCTTCCGATTGATTGAAGGTTTCGTATTCGAGATTTAGATGGGGAAGCAAAGATGACATTATGAAGATTCTTAATGTTGATTCCTGTTGAGAAGGTTCCATATGAGGCAATAATGATTGCGTTATTCTCCATCTCTGTAATTGAGCGAACCTCTTCTCGATCTTCTGTTGCAACTCCTCCGTGTACGAAGAAGACTTGTCGTTGTTCAAGTACATTGCTCTCCTGTATTAAATTATATAGGGGTTCTCCGTGTCCTTCGACTCTTGCAAATAGAATTAATGTATTACCTTTGAGGTCGAGAGCAAGATTTTTAATAAAGTTATTTCTTTTTTGATGTCCAATAATGTATTGTATTTCATCTTCAAAAGTTTCAAATTTATTTGGTGAGTGTTTTAATAGTAGCACATTGATATCTAAAGTTGCAACGTGACCCTTCTTCATCAGTTCATCAGTCTTGATAATCTTATATGATGGTCCGAATAGTCCTTCTAATACCCACTTATGTGTCTGTGTTCCATCAAGAGTTCCTGTAAAACCAAAACGATATTTGGCATTGTCAAGTTTTGACATTATAGATATTAATGACTTTGATTTAAATTGATGTGCTTCATCTCCAATTACACATCCAAAACGATTGAAGTATTTACGAGGAAGTTTATAGATTGATTGCCAAGTTGTAATAATTACCTGAGAATCTGTTTCTCTTTCTTTACCAGCATATATCTTGTGGCAGAATGAACCAACATCCCAACCATAATCCTCGAAATCTTTATACATCTGTTCTACTAAAGATGTCGTCGGAACTACTATCAGAATACTTAATTTTCTTTCAACGTAATATCTCACAATCCCGTATATCATCAGCGACTTTCCTGAAGCAGTTGGAGATATCAATAACCTACGATTGTATTTTAAAGCGTCGTGTACTCCCTGTATCTGATAATCTCTAGGTTTATACTTACTTACAGCATTCATATAATCTTTCACACCCTCTTCTGAGATACCATCATTTACTTCAAATGGTAAACCATAAAACTTACTTGGTTGAAAGTCATATGTGTATTCGTGATCTTTACAAAATTGAACGACCTTATCTAAAAGTCCAACATATATTTGATTGTTTTGAATATTAAATAACCTTATCTTTCCGTCCCAATACTTATTTTTATAAGTTGGCATAAACTTTGCACCAGGCACTTCAAAGGTGAAATAGTCTGCTAACTCATAATAAACGTGCATATCAGACTCAATCTGAAGATGCACTTCATTCTTTTTTGATATTATCAAATGCGACATAACATCGATCAATATCAATTATTTAGTTATGTTTTATTAACCTACTTTTTTCTTGTAATCGTCAATTGCCCTAGAAACTTTTTCTTTTGGAGTTTTGTAAGAGTCAGCAAATTTTTCTGTAGGATCTGGTTTTGATTTAATGTTTAGTAAAAATCTAGCGGGGATAGTTCCTATCTTTACTACATCCTTTAGCGTATTACCAATAGTTTTTGTTTTTGCTTTGTCTGTAATTGAATTAGTACCACCGCCTCCACCACCAAGACCTTTAACTGGTGGTACTTTTACTTCTTCTTGAAATTGTTTAAAAGTTTTCATCCTACGATTGTGTCAAACCAATCCTGACTCATACCTGAGATAATTTTATCTGCAGAATCATCATCAACTGCATACTTCTCATCAATAAGATGTTGTTTTACTTTCTCGTAATTCTCGTGAATCTTTTTTGTTTCTCTTGGAGTTGGTTTCATTGTATTAGTAATTCTACTAAGTTATTTATTAACTAAAGTCTTTCCATCTAGAGTGTTGTACTCAAATAGAGAGATATTTCCTGCAACTATTAATCTGTTGATATCTTCCTCCTCAACTCTATCTACCCCATGAATTCTCCAAGGTGGCCAGGCATAAAAATGTCCAGAGTCCTGTTTACCATAATAATTTTTTTCTTCTTCATCATTCATAAAGTAAAAACATTTATTTTTTGATGGTTTTATTATATGATTGAAACTAATTATTTCACTACCAAAAAAATGATCGTGTGGTTCATGTCCGTATGTTTTATTATTATAATATTGTGCCCATAATTCAAATCCATATTTACATCTTCTATACATTCCAATCTCTTTCATCATTTTTTCTATAATATTAGAATAGAAATCCATTAAACCATCTACCTTAGTAAAATGAGATAGATTATTATATGTTGTTATTGGAGCAACATACTTATCATCGGATTGTGAAACAAACAAATCATTGCTTGTATTCCAAAAACGACTATGATGATCAAAAGAATTAATTAACCTATCTTGTAGATAGGGTGGCATTTCTATATGAGATTCCCAAATAAACATTAATTAAAACCTGCTTGAAACTTATTCCATTCAATCGCATTTTTAATCTGATAAGTTCTACCTGATATGTTTCTGATTATTTCTTCTAAAAATTTAAGCATAGTATCATAATATTTTATTTTCATATCAACTTTATTCATCTTATCATCTGCTTCGAGATGTCTTTGTATCGCATCTTTTTCACGAACCTTATATGGAAAAGGTTCTTCTGCATATACTTCTGCTGTTGCTTTTCCAGTAAAATAATTATATCTTTCTAATCTAACTTTTGCATATTGTTCTCTCGCTCTTTCACGCAATAAAGTAATAGTATTGTACAGAGTATAATACTTTGAGTGAAGTTGAGGTATTTTTAGTGATTCATCATGTAAATTATCAGGATCGATTTTGGAGTCTTTCTCCCACATCTCCTGAATTTGTTCAAGATTCATGTAGTGCTACTAGCTATCTTATATACAGTATACTTGAAAGTTGCCTCTGCTGTAAAGTACTGAACATCAGTATTGGTAGCATCAAAATCGAGTGAAGTTAATGATGTTGGAAATAAATCATTAAATTGTACTTTTGCAACTTCTCGATAATTACTATTCAATATTCTTAGTGTACCATCACAGAACGCTTCTTTTGGATCTCTCTGACCATCTACATCTGTAGTGATGTCTCTAAATTGCTGTGTAGTTTCTGGAAATCCAAGACCTCTCAACCATGTATAGATTGAAATATAGTTTTCCATATTCTCATCAACTAAAAAACGAAGAGTAAAATCTCCAAAAGTTAATCTTTCACCAGGAACATCAATTGTTTTTAAATATGATGGTTGACTAGTAAGTTCAAGGCTTAACTCTGGTATTCTAGCAGAATTTGAGAAAAAGTCAACCTTCGGAAACTTTGCCAAATTAAATTTGAACGCTACCCCTGATAAAAAATTCCTATTTTGTATTTGTTTTCCGAATGCCGAATTAGTCATTATATTATTTTTTAACTATTTATTCTCTTTGAGTAAAATCAATTCCCTCTAAATGATCATACTCGTGCTGAAAAACTCTTGACGGAAAACCCTCAAGTTTAATTTTATGTTCTTTACCCTCTTCATCTTCATACATTACAATAATTTTATCTGGTCTCTGAATATTGATAAATTTATCTGGGTAAGATAAACACCCTTCTTCACACCAATTAAAATCACTAGAACTATCAAGTATCACTGGATTAAAGCATACAATCACTTCATTATGCTCTATGTCTCTTATCATAGCAAATGCTCTTATATCCATACCTATTTGATTTGCAGAAAGACCAACTCCCTCGTAATGAAACATATTCTCAATTAATGTCTTTGCTATAAAATGACGATCAACATTAACACCACAAGGTTTAATCTCGTGATGTAAAATATTATCGTTAGACTTAACTAGATCTCTTATCATTTTTTCTTGGGTTATTTAAGAACCAAGAGGGACCTTCCATACTGACATTTATATAAACCGTTTTTGCATAATGTAATCCACGATAACACATAAAAGCAAAGACTTCATCAATGTCATGCTTATCTTCGTCCCACTCTGGTGCTTGTCCCCTACCTAATAGGTGTAACATGACCATATTTTATGTTTACAAATATTTATATTATCAGCAAACGCATACAAAAAAAGAGACCCCCGAAGGAGTCTCTGAATATCTCGAACGAGATATTTATATTACATAAGGTTAGCAACCTTAACTCTTCTGTAGTAACGGTTTGTGTTACGTGTGAGTGTTCCAAGTCCCTGAGTTGTACCTTGTGAGAATGGGTTCTCGACCATACCATATCTGGTCTTGAATCCAATTTTTGGTTGGAATGTATCCTGACCAACCGCACGAACCATCTGTAGAGGAACGTATGGGCAGTAGAATAATCCAGCGTCATAAGGAGATGAACCTTTGTAACCGATAACATAGTACTGAGTAGCAGCAACGTTAGCAGCAAATGGGTCAATGTACACTCTGTACTTACCTTGTAACACACCAGCAAATGTATTACCTGTGTCGTCTACGTTAAGGTTAGCATTTAGAGCAGGAGTGTAATCAAGTACACCAGCCATTGTCAATGCAGAAGCAACGTCAGCAGAGCAAAGGATCATGTTACCCTTCCCACGTCTGGTTTCTTGTGCGATTGCGTTAGCGTCTCTTTCCATCTGGAAGATAAGACCCTTGAACTTCTCAACTGACCATCTTCCGTTGGAGTCTGTGTCTAGGTCGAATGTTCCACCAGTAGCAACGTTTGCTTGAGCACCAGGCTTCGCTACGTTGTAGATTGTTCTGATGACTTCTCTGTTGATTTCAGCAAGAATTTCAGTTGATAGAATATTTGCTAACTCTGCCTCTGCGTTCAATCCGTGGATTGCTTTAAGGTCTTGAGCAAGTTCTAAACTGTACTCTGCTTTTAGAGCTCTGGACTTCGCTGTAACGGTCACTTTCTCGATTGAGAATGCCATTTCGTTGAAGTTGTCGCCACTTGTACCAAGGTCTTCAGCGTCGTCTGTTCTCATACCCTGACCGACGTTGTAGTCAGTAGCGTTTGCTTGAGATGCAGATGAAGCAAGTAATCCTGGATTAGTACCTGACTGAGCAGTTGTACCTAAACCAACGTTAGATGCACCAGTAGCAGTAAATCCAGATGTAAGATCGAATCCTTCGTTCTGACCTGAAAATGCTGAATCTGCTTCGTTGAATAGTGCTTCAGTTCCACTCTGATTAGTGAATCTGGATCTCATTGCGAAGATAAGTCCTGTAGGACCATTCATTGGTTGTACACCAGCTAAATCGTATGCCACCAAGTTAGGCATTGAACGACGAATTAGACTGATTAATACTGGGTCGAAACCTGCAACAGGACCTGCAGCAGTTGCACCAGCAGAGAAACCTGCATTAGCACCACTGTTTGTGTTTACTGTTGGCTGTTCTGAAAGGAAAGATGCTTCCTCTCTTAATTCTTTTTCTTGGTTTTCAAGCAGGATTGCGGTAACTGATCTACGATGTGCGTCCTTAATTGGATCAAGTCCATCATAATCGAGGATAGGTCCCCACTTTTCCTGCAAATGTTCTGCGTTATACATTTGAGAAAATTACCTCTTACGGTTTATTGTTTGAATAAATGTTAAATTCACTTTTTCGCAGCTCTGGATAATAAATCCAAGTAGGCTTGCATTCTAGGAGCAACATCTACTGATGCTACTTCTTCTGTTGAAACCTCTTCTGATAAATTCTCAGAGGTGCTCTTTGGAGCACTAGTTTTTGATGGGAAATAAGATTCCTTCAATGTTACTAGTTTCTCACGATAGTCTGTCTCACTTTCAAACTCAACATTTTCGGCAAGAGTAGCGAGTTTTTCCTTCTGAGTGTCTGCAAGACCTTCAGCTACAGCAGTGAAAACACCGTCTGCATTGGATTCTGCCAATCTACGATTTAGAGCAACGTTACGATCTATTTGCTCATTGAGTTTTGATTCCATTTCATCAAGTTTATCTACCATGCTATTAAGTACATCGTATTTGTCTTCAGGGATAGTTACATAATGTTCTTCAAATAGTGACTTCATACCTTCTAAGAAGGATTCAGTCATTTCTGTTTTGAGTCCAGCTTCCACTTGGATCTGATTCTCTTGAATCCACTCGTCAGCGACGTACTCAAGATAAGAATCAACTCTTTCTGTTAATCCTTCCTTGATTTTGTCTAATTCCTCGACAAGTGCAGTTGCATAAGACTCTTGTAATTCTTCTTTGATTTCTGCAACCTTAGATCTGATTGCACCCTCAAAAATAGTCCTTGCTTTGCTTTGGAACTCTTCTGAAAGTTCTTCACCTTCAAGTAGAGCAGCAACATCTGCTTCGATGTCGATTTTCTCCTCTTCCTCTTCGATGACTTCTTCCTCAGAAGTTTCTTCTGCTTCGGCAACAACTTCCTCAGATTCCTCTTCAGTTGCTGTTTCCTCTTCAGCGACTACCTCATCAGTAGTTGCTTCTTCTTCCTCGATAACTTCATCCTCTGTCTCTGCCTCTTCTGCTTTCATAGCTTTAGCATTGACTACATCTTTTACTTGTGCAAGTGTTGATGCTGGATCTTTCAGCTTCGCTGAATCGTCATCAGGTTTATAGTTTTCTGGTGTAGGACCACCAAGATCCTCTACTGGGATACCTGATGAAGGCATTGGATCAGCTTTGGCTGCACCTTTGGTGACTACATTTTCTTCGATGTTTTCCATTTAGTGTAAAAAGTTACCGTGGATTTATTTAAATTCGTAAGAATCTATACTTATTTATAGATCTTTTACATTTAGAGGTTATTTAGAAAATCTTGGAATAGACTTAACTTCTTTTCCTCTAGTCTTTGTTGATCGACAAGTGTATTAATTGTCCTTTGAGTTTTCTCTGCGAGTTGCTCACGAAGTGAACCTCCT